TTGCCTTCCCTGATCTTAAATTTACTTCTTCCTTCTCCATCAGGCTAAGAACATCGCGGTAGGATTTCATTCGGTGCAGGTTTTTTCGATAATCATCTGCCATGTCTTGGCAAACCTTCCCCGAAGCCACCTTCATTGTGGATAAAATTTCGTGAATCACATTCTCTCCTCCCGCCGCTTCTAGTTGTCCTGTTGCTTCTAGCTCTGCAATGGCAGAAAACGGGCAGCAAACCCCTGTCCGCTGGTGAACCCCTTGGAGAGCATTAAAAACGATCCTGTGGGCTGGTATGGCGAAATAATCGCTATCCCATGTCTGTTGGGAAAGGATGTTTCTGTCGATTGCGATGAGCGACAACACTGCCGCTTCACTCTTTTGTGCTATTGGGACTTTTTTCATTAGATTAAAAAATTAAAACTTCTTGCGCCATTCTTCTTGCTGCTATCTCGCAGTATTTTTCGTTCATTTCTATTCCGATAGATTTTATTCCATTGTCTTTGCAGACGCGCATTGTAGTTCCGCTTCCCATGAATGGATCGAGAACCAACATATCTTTTGTTGCTACTTTCTGAACTAACCAAGACCACGCCTTCTCTGGTTTGGGGCATGGATGACCATTTTTCTCTGGTGATTCAGTTACTTGGATACTGCATTGTTTGGCTCCCTTGCCTTGAAGGTGATGCCATCCGTAATAAAGAATTGGATTTGAATCTGCAAAACCGAATCTTTGGCGACCACAAGCAGCAGGACAATAAAAAACACCGAATGATTGCGCTTTAGGATACAAATGTATATTTGAAAATCCGGGCGTTAATGCCATCGTTTTCCATTTTGCAATTTCAAACAACGCCTTAACAACAACTGACTGGATATATTCTGGAGTATCATGGAAGTCAGAAGAGTAGTTTCCCTTTCCGCGCAACTTGCTTGTGCCTCCGTTCCCCCCATCAATTCCGTATGGAGGATCGGTAACAATGCAGTCAACTTCACCAATTATTAAAAGCACATCAATGCAGTTGGCGTGATATATTGTCACCAACGAGTCTTCGTAGTATTTTTTCATTTTATCGGTAACGATAATCAAAAGTTGGAGAATCGTTCTGGTTTGGTTGTTGTTTTTGGTTTCATCCATTCAGCCTTGAAGCTCTGCCATCCACGCATAACGCATTCGGTCAGTGCCTCCTCAATGTGCATCGCTGCCTTCTCCGCTTCTTTGGCGATAGACGCGAGTGCCGTTGCTGATAGCGGTGCGCGTTTGGCTTTACGGAGGGCGATGAAGTCATTCCAGACTTGCTCGCCTACTCCAGCGGGTTTTTCGATTTGGGTAGCTGACGATTTTTTATTTCGTGGGGGGGCCGCGCAATGGGGGGTCGTTTCTTTGCCATCGGCAGATTTCAGTTTGGCGTTAGCCGAACCCGAAGTGTGACCTTCATTTGGGTAAGTCGGGAAAAGATTAGTTTGAGTTGAGGAATGTGAGGCCACTGCCGAACTTTCCTTTTGTATTTCTTTACTAGTATTAGGTATTTTATTAATAGTACTAGGTATTTGTATGCGGTTTTCCCTCACTCTGGTTTGTCCACACTGTGGGAAACCCGTAGGGTGGTTATCTGGAATTTCAGCAACATTAAAAGTTCCAAGCGTTGCGTTTTGGGCAAACTTAACGCCGATATACCACCCTAAAACTCTACCATTTTCTCCTATCCTCTGAACATCCTCAATCAGTCCAAGCTGCAATAAATTCGCTTTGGCTTTCGAGAATTTTTCGCGCCCCCATTTCAATCCTTCCATTGCAAATTCCGAAGTGGCTTTTGGTATAGTGTTCTTCTGCCATTTGCGAGTATAGCAATAAAAAGTGTAAAGGGCAATACAGTCTCCAGCATTATCCATTCTAAGCATTCTATCCATTGATGGTTTTGTGATACCAATCAAATGATCTTCAATCAATCCAGAGCTTGTCGTTTCACAACGCTCGTATTGCTCTATTTTATATTTCATTTAAAAAAAGGCGACCCCTTGTGATGGCGAATAAAAGCGGCAACTGACGCGTGAGAGTGGTTTACCACCACAAGGGATCATTTATTTTTATTGTTTTCGTTAATTTAATTTTATTCTTTGCTTCGGCTCTCACCCCGAAGGCGCGATTTCTCGCACAACTGAAAACTACTATAGGTTGTATTCCATGTCAAGCATATTTTTTATCGGTTACGATAACCAGTTCAATTCAACCTGCTCAACTTCACCTTTCGACCACTCATACATTTTGTCATTGAGTAAGTCCCAGATTTCATTGGCATCTTCTTCATTCTCGCATTGAAAGATTGAGCGACGTTCTCCGATACCTTTTTTGGCAATGATAACATCTGATTGGACTACAGTATTACTGTCTGCACCTGTCGCGGCCATGATTGCGGTGCTATTAGTTCTGATTGCCATGACAAGAATACCATCATCACTTTCGTAGGTAGCCATGAAAGGAGTGCCTAAAGCTGTGGCTAAAGACATATTTGTGACCATGACTGTTTGCCTTACTCCGGCAAGTAATTTTTCTGCTTTGTCTTTGATGTTGTTAGTGTTATCCATAAGCAATTATAGTAACAAAAAAGTATTGACTTGTCAATAGTCTTGGTTTATTTTTTTGTGCAAATGAAACATCCATTAGAAACTGCTTATGAATCTTGCATGAGTGCTTACGAGCAATCGCGCACGATTCGTTCTCTTGGACGAAAAACATTCGCCAGCCAGCTTCGTGAAACAAGGAGATTGTTGAAATTGACTGTCAGGGAACTTGGAGATAAGATCGGCGTTACTGGATCTTTGGTCAACCAGATCGAAGTAAACTCGAAGAGTATCCTAAAGAAAGAACAAGTAGATAAAGTAATTGGATTATGCTACAAAGAAAAACGCCCTTACAGAAAACAGGATTCAAAAAGCGAGGGGGAAAACTTAGATCAGTCTCCAACTCCCGAAGAGTAAAGAATGGCGACTACGAAAAAGCCAAAGCAGAATACTTTGAAGAAAAAAACTACCAATGTGAGATATGTAATGGGCAGGGAACAGACCTTCACCATAAGAAAGGAAGGGGCAAGTTCCTATGTGAGAAGTCCTCATTCATGGTTCTTTGCCGTCCCTGCCACAATAAATGCCACCACGAAGTAGGATGGGCAAGAGAGAATGGATATATAATTTATGACTACAAATAATACATTTGAATCTCGCATAATCTGCGAGGGAACCGAAGTAAGTGAAAGCCCAACAAAGATTTTGTTTGGTCAAAGGTTCAACCAATGCTGGGTAAGGAAAAGTGATATTCGCGTGAAAGAAACTCTTGGATTCCTTGACGGAGAGAAAATGATACGTATTGTAGTTCCAGAAGAGGTAGCGAATACTTTGGAACTTGAAGGTATTTTAGATTGATCTTTTACATTTTAGCTGAACTGGGGGAAATGGGGCTTCATGCCCTGTCCTGTAATTGCGTAGCAAGACAAAGGCTTACCCCAGTGCGGCTTAATTTATATGGTCGGCGGCTGAGAAATAACTATGCTGGAAATATTCGGGGTAGTTTCAATAATGCCGAGTTAACCCGGCCACCTTTTTACCAATCTCCGTTATCGTCTGATCCGTAGTCATCGTCTGGAGTGGTATCAATTGATACTTCATCCCGCGCCCAGAATCTGTTAGTTGGAACTGGTTTATCGTTTCCGATAAAAATCAATCCATTACGCCGCGCCATTTCTAGTGCGTAGATTAAACTATCGCTCAAGTCAGGCGAGTATCCAGTTCTCCCTTTCAGTTCATCCTTAGTCTCAATGGCTATCTTCTTAGACTTAATGGTGTATCGACGAAGGCAGAGTTCCCGCGCCAAATCTGATGCAGGATCAATACCAAATAAAACTCGACTCTTGAAGGCGTGATAACAAGAGTAATAATATTCAGATACCAGTCTATCATAAACATCTTTACATGGGCGTTTATCAACCTCTGCTGCAATTCGGTCAGTAGGTTTACCCATAGATGAGATAAGAGCGATTGCCGCACCCATAGAGTCAAAGCGTAGCCACTCACGAATGATAGCCTGTCCAACTCGACCGCCATCACCAGACACGTCCATACCAAACTTAGAAGGCTGAACGCCAGCCGATCTACACAACCCAACAACTTCAGTAGCTAGTTGGATTTCAAACTCAGCAGCGGCATTAGCGGATAGTTGGATTACCTTTTGACTTTCCAACCACATAACACGATTGCGAGTGCCACGGACAAAACCTAGTTTAGCAATAGTAAGAACGCATCGGTCACCACCAATTGTAAATGCGGTATCAAAGCCTGCAACTTTAGTAAAGCCTTCAGAATCCCAAAGCGGTTCTTCGTTAGTATCGGCGTTACGAATCAAATCAGCGGTAATAATTGTCTGAGCAAATCCAGATTTTGGCCACCAACCAATAGCGTTACGAACATAGTCAATAGCGTTCTCATCTCCGTAACATTGTTTTAGCATCATCTGCTGCATCCTTCGATCCATTAGAAACGGAAATGGAGAAGGTTCGTTAGCAGGCGCGGCGAAGTTAGGGCTACGCATACCATTGTAAAACAAACAAACTCCAGTCTCAGTCTCCCACTTATCCATGTCTGGAGAAACAGAATCAAAGTTAGAAGAACCTTTAGGCATTGCCCAACGAGTGTGGGGGTTGTCGCCTGCTGATGGGTTTCCAATGCCAATAAATGTAACGTCTTTGTTTGCAGATAAGTTTACCCTAGCGGTGATTGCTCCCAATTCCATTTCGGGCAACTCATCAAGTGCAAGACGAACCCGGTCATTTTTACGACCACGGGTAGTATCAATAGCTTTCTGACCTTCGTTACCTGATTGAAACGCTAGAGCTTTTATCGCATTACGATAATCTTTATCCTCATCATTAGACGCGCCACCCCAAACAATCATGTGGCGATAGTCAATTAACTTGCCAAATTGAACGCGAGCGCACTTCCACAATTTAGAAATGATACCCCAAATACGATCTTCGGATGCTCCAAGAGTTGTAGTAGCCACCCATGAAGAAGTGCAATGCGGTGCAGCACACCAATCAAGGTAGATCCAAAGTCCTACTGGAAATGACTTACCCATCGAAGCAGCACCTGCTAAACAAATGTCTTGATTATTGCAAAGTTCTTCAAGTGTTCTAAGCAATTGTGTGTTTGTGTATTTTCCGTTAACAATAGAAACTTCAGTAGGCCATTGAAGTTTAACTGCATTTATGAAGTGTTCGTGTGGTGAGAGTAACTTAAAATCTGAAAGATTTATATTTTGTTTGTTACATAGGTTTTTACCATACTCGCCTCGGCTTATAGAGTAGCAGTATAACTCGATACCAAGATCATCCATGTTTTCTCCGAACTGAATACCATAGCGACGAACACCTTTGTTTGAAGAAAAAACTCTTGACATATCAATAAGAAAGTATATTTTCGGGCGAAAGGCAAGATGAAACTGAAAAACAAAAATCTCGCACCTGTCGGCGGGTGGTACTGGAAATATGAGATCAAGCGTGATAATCTTACGTTTCCAGCAATTGTTTACGGAAGCACTTGGAATAGTTTAATGCAGAACATCGAAAAAGATTATCGCTCAAATGGAATAGAGCTTCCGATTAACATTGAACAAATGGTCGAAGATCAAACTTGCCAACGCCAACCTAGTGATCGTTGTTGGTATAGTGATGGACTTGGAGATAAGATTGCTCAAGCCATTCATACTGTAGCTGCGGTTACTGATAAAGTTTTAGGAACTCAACTTGAAAATAAGGCTCGCGGATGTTCTTCTTGCAATCGGAGGAGGAATACGCTCAACTCATTATCGTAAACGATAAAAATAAACATTATGTCTTTAAGCATCGGCAATGATAATTTCAGTTTAGCCACTCTTGATCAAGACGGCAAGCCACCAGAAACAAGAATAAACAACGCTTCTCATGCGTGGAACATAGCAAATAATCTTAGGTTAGCGAACATTGGGCGCGAGAACAAGCGTATCCGTATTTATAAAGCGTATAAAATGTTCCCACCGACAGGTTACAGCAAACTTGCTGAGAAGCGTTTACCTTGGCAATCTGACGTAAACTACGGACAACTTGGATTCATCGTTGATAACCAAAAATCTAGCTACTACGATGTCATTACTGAGCGTCAGGCTTGCTGCACGATTAAGACTAAATCTGGAAACGAAAAAGAACGACTGGTTAATTCTGAGAACATTTCAATTGCATTCGACCAAGCACTTCGTGAATGGCCGGGTTATCTATATAACACCGAACAAGACTTGGAAGAAATGCTGTTGTACGGAAAGGGTGTCGGAATGTGGGATAGCCCACTTGGATGGATGCCAGAACACGTTTTTCTTTCTGACCTCCTATTTCCAGATGATATTCGAATTGATTTCTGCAACCTTGAAGAATTTGTCCGTCGCGTTCGTTTGACTCCATACGAATTGTACAAGAAGATTGAGAATCGTGCAGCGGCAGAAGCGATGGGTTGGAATGTTGATGCGGCTATTGATGCTATCCGATTCCATCGTGCATTCAGCAACAATCGTAAAACCCGTGAAGACTTCTTCCGAACAATCAGCGAGGCAGGGTTTAACTGGTCATTGTCGGTGAATCAAAAGATTGACCTATACGAAGTTTACTGGAGAGAATTTGATGGCAAGATCAGCAAAGCAATCATCCTTCAAGACTACCAACCAATTTCGGACTATATCAACTCCAACATCAAAGGTGCTGGCAAAATCAGCGACGATGACATCAGAACTCAGCATGGGTTCATGATGCTTAAGGTTGGACTATTCAACTCATGGGATGAGATCATGTATATGCTTACTGATTCGGTAGGCAGCGGACTATTCCAAGACATCAAGAGCCAAGCAGAATCGGCGTTCGTGGCTTGCCGTCAGTATGACTTCACGATGAACTCATTAGTTGATGCTGTTCGCCTCAACTCAATGCTTATGATTGAAGGTCAAGGGCCAGACGCAACTAAGATGTTGAAGCAAATGGAATGGTTGCCAATCAGCGTTATGCCAGATGGTGCTAAGTTCATTCAGAACCGATTCCAACTTCCAGTAGGAGAAAGCATGAGCTTCATGCAATTCTTCATGGGAGATATGTATAGGGGCATGGGTCAGTATCGCATCAATGCTCCGACTGCTGGAGGCAAGCAAAGGACAAAAGGTGAAGCAGAGTTGGATGCCGCTGAGTCAGCTAAACTATCTGGAACTCAGATTCGTCGCTTCAACGAATGCCAAACGTTGTACTTTAAACAGCTTTACAAACGATTTGTAAACGCCAAATCCAGCGATGATGGATATGAGTATGTTAAGAAGTTCTATGAGATCCTTGAAGAACTTGGAACTCCTAAAGAGGCAGCCGCTTGGAAGAACATTACAAGCGTTCGCTCTAACCTTATCAATGGCGCGGGAAGCCCATCATTTAAACTAATCACAGCAGAGAAGTTGCTCAACATAACATCAATTACTCCAGCAAACGAAGGTCAGGAAAACGCAGTTAAGGATGCAATTGCAGCACTTGCTGGCAGAGATAACGTAGCTCGTTATCGGAATACCAAGGTTAGCAAGATTGATGATACTGCTCGAATCATTGGATTTGAAAATGCCGGGATGACAGATGCTTTCGTGAATCCAGCAAACTTCCCAGTATTGCCAACTGATCCGCATATCGAACACGTTCAAGGTCACTTCCAAGACTTGGGAATGCAGTTGCAGATGAATATGCAGGCAATCCAGCAAGGTCAACCTAAGCTGGAAGACCTGTCACTAGCAGTCCGCTCGATCCAGTTCAAGGGTGGTCACATCATGGCACACGTTGAGTACATCAGCAAAGACGAATCCAAGCAGGACTTCTTGAAGCAATTTATGCAAGGAATGAACGAGGTTCAAGGTATGGCCGACGAACTTCAACAAGTTTACGTCCAAATGGCTGAAGCTGAAGCTCAAAAATCCGGTCAACCTAACTCTGAAGAAGATATCAAACTCCAATACCTCGCCGCCAAGTCTGGTATCGAAATCGACACCAAGAAGAAACTCGCCGACATCTCAATTGGCAAGGCTTCTATCAGTCACGCTCAACGCACCGAACAGCGTAAAGAACAGGGCATCACTCAACTCGCACTTCAGAAGGCTAAAGCTCGCGCTGAGATTCAGAAGGAGAAATCCAAGCAAGCAGCAATGCAGGGTGAAGCTCCAGAGATGGAAGAGCCAGAGGAAATGAAAACCGAAGAGGTTGAGACTCCAGAAGTAACTGAAGAAGTTGAGATGGAAGTAGAGGAGCCACCACCAGCAATATGAACGGGAACAATCTTCGGCCAGATAATACAGTAAAGGGAATGGGATTTCTTGGAGCTATTCCAAGACTTGATAATCCTAAAGATAGTTCTACAGAATTGTCTATTGGAATTGATTGGGGAACAGGAGAAAAACTTATTCCTACGATGGTTCCAACACTTGATGACAATGAATTGAAATATCTTCTTTCGACTTCAGCGGATAAATTAAACACTGTAAATCCAGATTTAAATAAATCTATTACACGAAAGGCGGTTGAGTTTGCAAAACAGAGAGAATCACAAGGACTTCCATTTTTTGCACAACCAGATGAATCCCCTACAGAAGCAAGAAAAACAACAAAATCAATTTTAGGGTATCCAATTGTAGAACCGGATGAAGGGCTTTTGAAATGGTTCAAAGAAAACCCACAAACAACAGGAATGCAATGGGGGGCAGGGAAAAATGATTCATCGAAAGATATTCCTCGTTCAATTGTTCTAAATCCGTTTAGCAAGTTAAGCAACGAAGAGCAAATGGCAGTAGCTAAAAACGAAGCTATTAGGAACTTTATTGATGAAAAAAACATCATACCAAAATTCAACCTCACTCCAGAACAAGAAAAAGCATTTGCTGGAACTCAATACGGAAAGATTCAAGACAAGACTCCACTAAAGCAAAGCGTATTAGCTCGTATCCTTACAGGAGATGAATCTGCCGGAACAATAACTCCAATGCAAAAGCGTTGGGCTGACTGGCTAAAAACACAACTACCAAAAGAATGACAACAGAAAAAGTAAAATCCCTATGCGCGGCGATAACATCACACGAAGACTGGAACAAACTACAGGCGTATTTACTACTTAACGTAAACCCACCAGAAGGAGTAACCACGCTTATCCATGCAATCAAAACTATTGAAGCTATTGGAACAGAAGAGCAGGGAGCATTCAAAAAAACAAAAGTTGCTGGAAAGCATAAAGAGCCAGCGGACATCACTGTTGACCCAGACCTTGACGAAGGATAATTTATGGAAAACACCAACGACACAGCAAGCGTAATTGCGGAACTAAAGTCTAAACCTCAAGTTCCAATTAAAGGCAATACATCTGACTTCCTTAAAAAGTTCAGTAAACAGCAAGCTGATGATGGCAAGCCAAGTGCTACCAATGTTGGCGACCCTAACCTTGGAATACCTAAATATAATGAAGAAGAACCACCAGAACCAGTGGCGGGAGTTACCGAAGCTGAAATCACATCTGACCGAACAGGAAAAAAGAAAGGCTTTGTTGAGCGACAAATCGAAGAGAACCGCAAGCTCAAAGAAGAACTTGAAAAGTACAAGAAAGACGAAATCCCCAAGTTTGAAACCAAAATCCAAGAACTTGAGCGATTGGTATCCGAGTCAAAATCAACGACTGAAACAAACCACTACCAAGAACAGCTTAACAAAGCCAACCAAGAGAAGCTTGACGTTGAGCAACAACTATCAGAACAGATCAAAGAGCTTCGGGGTAAATTGGATTTTCACGATATTACAAGCAATCCAGATTTCAAAAAAACTTACATTGATCCAATCAAAAGTGCCTACGATACTTCGAGACAATTGTTATCGAATGATCCAACTCTTCTTTCAACATTCTCCCGTGCTATCAATGCAAATGCCGCCATCTTCAGTGCAAGCTCCGAAGAGGATCGTAGAGCGGCAGAAACCGACCGCGACCAAGCGTTCGAGGAAATCACGAACTCACTCTCGCAATTCAAGCAGTACCAATTCGCGGAGCAAGTCAACAGCTTCATCAAAGCAACTCAGGGACATCACGCTGCTCTTGTCAACTTTGAAGAAACCAAGCAGAATATTATCCAAACCAGTAAGCAAAAAGAACAAGATGGACGGAATAAATATCTGAACCAATGGCGCGAAGGGTACAAAAATACACAACAAGAAATTGATAGGGCTACTGAAATACCAGATGTAGTTGCTGACTACATGAAGGAAAAAGGAATTAAGTATGACCTTTCCCGCGATGAGTCTATTGCTTTAGCTGCTACACAGCAGACTAACGAACAAGCATCGGTTGAGGATATGAATCGGCTGATTCACCAAGGCCGCGCATACCAGAAGATTCAAGCACAATTGAAGGCATACCAAGAGATGGTCAAAGAGAAAGACGATTATATCGCGCAACTCAAGGGATCTTCCCGCATATCGTCAACGCCAAGTGCATCGGATTCCCAGAAACCAAGAATGAGCATCAGTGAGGGACTTGCTAGTAAGTTAGCTCGTTTTTCTCCACAAGGTAGGGTGAGCGCATAAACCCATCATTCTTGTTAGCTGGAAGGGGAGTAAGGTAAAACTTGCTCCCCTTTTCATCTTCTTAAAAAAAGTTGCTTGACATAATAAATGGTTAGTTGCATTGTTCAATCAAGAGATATACGAAATTATCGTTTACGATAAAATTAGTGATTCAGCCGCACTCTGGCTGGCGAGTTTTCGACCTCGCATGAAAAACGATTTCTGGACAGAAGAAACTCTGGGTTGAGTCCAGCAGAGGAAACCAAGCACTCGCTTGCTATTCCTATGTGGCATAGTTTAGCGGTGCAAAACTAAACTAAACCAAAACTTAAATAAAATGTCAGATCAATTGTATTTCAATTCATGTGCTGAGATTGATAGTTTCTTCCGCGAGGGCCGCGAGTATTTCAACGACCTTTATGTAAAGAAGCTCGTCACCAACTCTGCATATTTCACACGTTTCGAGGAGCAAGCATGGCCTCTTAACCACACAACCGAGCAGAAAGCATTCCGCTTTGGCCGTGGATTCCACGATCCTTGCGCTCCTTTCCGCACGATCACCGACACCTATTGCGAGACTGATTCTTGCGACAGCAAACCAGAAGTCATTCAGCGTCCCGGTACAGAGAGCTACGTTTTTGAGCTTCTCCGTAAAGAGATGACCACTGACTGGATTTGTGTTGAGAGCCTTCTCTATCGTCTCTTCCCCGCTGAAGAAATCCTTCAGTTCGAGGAGTCGAATGCTCGCATCACCAAGAACGTCCACGAAGAGTTCCTTCGTTCCAACTACATCGGTGGTTCTGGACACAAATGGATGGGCATCACCACAGATGACGGCACTTATTGTGGACTCGTTGATGACGGAGCATGGTATGTTCCTGAGCATACGCTCAACAACGAAGCCGGTTACGACCTTTGCGCCCTTCGCGTTAAGCTCGCTCCTGCTGACCTCAACAAGATTGCTTATCTTTCGCTTGATATGCTCGACGATGCACTCGTTGACCTGCAAGACGAAGATGACGCTTTCCGCCTTGATCTCCAAGACGCAACTGGTCAGCCTTTGCTCGACATCATCATCCCCGATCCTCAAGTTGGCCGTGCGCTTTACTTCCAAGCCAAGCGCAACAATGGTTACTGGGATGCAAACACTGACTTCGATGAACGTCTCACACGTCTGAAGCTCGGAATCAACCGCATCATTGGCGACTACGCCTTTGGATACGACATCAACTCCGCTCGCTTCAACGCTGACACTGCATTCAACGCTAGTCTCGGTGCTTTCAACGAAGCTGATCCTGCAACATGGGCGCGTCTCGTTCGCGTTCCTCGTTACATCAAGACTGTTCTTGAAAACGGATGCGCTTACATTCCTAACCGCGCTTACCGCACTGCCGACTTCGGCATCTCGGTTGCTATGGTAAACAAGGCAATGTGCAAATGGACAATGCCATCCTCGACTGGATACGGCCAAGCCCAACAAATGACCCAGAACTACGCTGGCGATTGGGAGTGGAAGAATCCAGATTGGGAGTGCAACCGCTGGCGCAAAACGGGCTTCTATCAAGCTCAGTTCCGTCTCGCTGCACAGGTCAAAGACCCAACCATCATGCACTCGTTCTTGCATCGCCTGCCACAAAGCAAAAACCTCTACGGTTCCTGCTGCCCCGTGCAGAGCTACATCGTTCCTGAGAACAATCAGGATTGCTATAGCTGCGCTGGTGTGGGTGACATCGTTGTGCCTTCCTAAGTTAAACAGGGGAGAGGCTATTAAAGCCTCTCCCCACAACCTTAAATAAAATATATGTCTAATTCTCGACCACTCGCTTATGATCGTGTCAACTTGTTTGGCCCGACTCCTATTAACCTACTCGCTACTGGAGACGCTGAACTCTTGGTTCTTAACGATCAAGACACTAAGTTCTTTCCAACCAGCATTGTTTTGGAAACTGCTTACGCTCGTGGAACCACTGCTACCGACCCAATTGTGGTCGTTGATAATGGAACCTCTGGCGAAAACATGACCTCTTCGCTGACCATCACGGACGCTCTTGATAACCAAGGCCGCTACAATCCTCTTGCGCTTGTTGCTAATCCTTATGTTATCGAAGGAACCCGTAAACTTCGCTTGGTGAAATCCACTGTTGGACTCGGACAAGCTACAGCTACCCGCGCTCGCACTTCGGGGATTGCTACAATCGTTACTGGTGCTGCTCATGGTTTTACCACAGGCGACACGATCACGATTGCCAGCATGACCGACACCACGTTCAATGATGTGCAGGCTGAAGTTACTGTCGTTAACTCGACCACCTTCACCTATGCAAACGCTGGCGTGAATGTTGTCTCTGGTGCTGATACTGCTGGACGTGTTGGCGCACTCTATGTGAATGCCTACGTTGTCGGTATCTACTACTAAACCTCAACTTTGGGTGGGGAAGTAAATACTTCCTCACCCTAACCTTTTTTTAATTATGGCTTGCTTTACTGATCTTGACTACCGCAATAAATCCTACCCTTTTGTTCAAACAATCGCCGCCGCTGCCGGCATTGATTCAATTTCTTATGGCTGCTATGACGCAGCAAGTGATGCTT